CACAACTTTTCCAACGTAATGACAAAGAGTCGACATTATAAAGACTCTTTCTGTGGTAACTTCTGTAAGCATACCCGTCAACGGTCCAATTGGTGGGTTATACTGATAACCGGGTAAATAACATCTGGGTTCAAACTCATAATTGCAAACATCTAAACATGATGGAAGCCACAATGTGTTTCCACTATACCACTTTTGTTTTAACCAAGACAAAATACCTAGATCTAATTTCTTTACATCGAATTCAGAATTCCATTCCAACTGATATGCCCTGGCTCTAATACCAAGCCAGTCATTTGCCTCAGAAGCTAATTCATCCCAATCAAATGTATTAGTTTCTATCATTTTGGAAATTTCCTCGTGATATATAGCCAGTTCCACAGGTGTTAACATCCTCTCTAAGCTCCTTAAAAATGGGGCAGCATGCAAATAATCCATAACACTGTCTCTTTCAGGCGGATCAAAGGACATATAACCAAAAGTTTCTTCCTTGGCTTTTCCTTTATCCATTTGTGATATTATCCGACTGTGTATATTTCCAGTTGGAGTTACTACAGTCCTACTTAAAACTTCTGCTAGTCCTCCTTTGTCAGTGTAATATTTCCACATCTGAGCTGCTGTGGCTTCTACTACATTTGCCAGGGTAAATTCAACAAATCTACTGGGATGATTATTAACATATTCAAACAAAGTTGGACATGTAGAAAATATAATGGGGTATGATTTCCTACAAATGTCAACAACCTCTGGACAAGGCCAATTAGCCTTCATGTGATCTGTTATACCATTAGGATCTATTCCCAAATTAGATGGTTTCATTAACCGGAAGGACCATGCAGAATTTAGTTGGGAACTGGGGACAACACCACTACCCCAACACACACATGTCTTTTTCTTGGTACAACCTCCTCGAGGCCCAAAACCGGTACATGGTTCTAATAAATCAACTCCAGGCTTCAACATAACCTCAAAAGGTAAAGACATTCGCCTGCCGACAGCCCCAGGAGACTCCAACCCAATATTAGTTAGAGCCAATTGATTAGTTGTTGAATAAACAAGAGCAGAATCAAAAAACGTTCCTCCTTTTTTACTCAAAGATGCCATGTTCAATGGATAGGCCATGGTATTTATCATACCCAACAAAGCTGCTCCCATCTTTCCACGGGTTACGCTTTCCTTTTGAGCGAATAACTCATCTATCACTACAAAAGGTTGGTTTGAATATCCTTCTGCATATTCAGAAGCTTGATTCCAATTGCACACATCTGCTGGCGCTACACCTTCATATTTGAGCCAATCCGGAACATTGTAATCTGAATTGTCAAACTTTTTCTTCAACTCAGTTTTAACTGAACTGAATATCAAATTCTGAAGTGCTGTTTTGGCATTACCAGTTTTCCCAACAAAATGTATCCAAG